TATTTATTTAATTCTTTTAACAATTCTATAAAATCTATTTAATATTTTACAAAATTTATAAAAAATATTTTATCTTTTTATTAATTAATGAATATTGATTCAAATATTAATAATGATAATATAGAAATAAATTATGATGAATTAAAAAAATTAAGTATTAAAATATTTAATAATAATTTTAATCAATTAAATATATTCGAAAGAAATTTTAATATACATATTATAAAAAAATTATATAATGAATCAATTTTTAATATAAAACTTAAAATATTATTTAATTGTCCCGATTTTTACACAATTATTTTAAATGATTTTCTATATTTTATTTATGATATAGTTCAAAAAACAAAAAAAAATATTTGTTCTGTCATTTTTAATTCTTGTTTTAAAGATGGTTATAAAATTGAAAGATTACCAGAATATAAATATCATTCTTATTTAACTTATAATAAAGAAACATGTCTATTAAAATGGTTCAATGAATATAAAGAAATTTTAAATAATCATTTGAATAATACTATTGATATCGAATTATATAATAGACAAATAAAAATAATAATAAAATTAGCTGAAATTAAAGAGAAAATTAAACAAGAAAATATAAATTCTAATTAAATATTAAATGTTATTCATTTATTCATATTGGATTTTTGCTTGGTTTATTTTATTTTTATTAAATATTATTCCATATAATCCATTTATTTTTATTATTATAGCATATATATTAACATTATTCGAATTATTATATATTTATTTGAAAAATGCTAATAAATATAATCTAATAAAATTTTTTATTATTAATATTATCATAAAATTATTTCCTATTTTAATTTTAATTTATCTAAATAAAATAACTATTAAATATAATGATATATATTTTGGTATATTATTATTATTTACATACTTATTTTTTATGATTATTTTAAATATAAATCCATTTACTGAATATAATAAGGTTTTTGATACTTATATAAATGATGATAATAAAAATAAATCAATATTTAGTAAATTTTATGATTATATTTATTTTTCTTAATTTTTTATCCATTATTCATTTAGATTATAAACATGGATTATATTAAAAATGATATGCCTTCTATGGATAATATATATCAATCTCAATATTATAATAAAACCAAAGATTATGAACAATCACTTGCCAATAATTCATATCAAAAAGCTAAATATCCATTTAAAACAGGTGTTGTCCCAAGTCCTGCTTATTCATCTATGTTTTCTCAACCTTTTATTAATGAAGATGATAATAATTCATATATAAATAGTTTGAGTGGTGAAAAAATTCCACTCGAAAATTTTACTCACAAAAATATGCAACATTTTTTAAGAAAAGGTATTACACAAAATACTGATGTAGAAAATCCCAATTTTAATCAAAAATTTGGTTATAATGATTATAAAACTCGTAAAACAGAAGTTGAAACATTCTTTCAACCTACTACTGATATGAGTTATTTAAGAGGTATGAATAATAATAGCGATTTTATTCTCGATAGAACAAATCCCTCCAAAAATCAAAATAATTATAATCCTATTCAATCTATTAGAGTTGCCCCAGGGTTAAATCAAGGTTATACATCTTCTGGTACTGGTGGATTTCATCAAGCAGATAGTTTATTATACGCAAAACCAAAAGATAGAGATGAATTAAGACCTATCACAGATCAACGAAATTCTATCTTCGAAATTCCAATTCAAGCACCTATGAAAAGTTCCATCGATAAAAGAGGCGTCGTTGAACCATTTTCTAAAAATAAACCTGAAACTACTTATAAACAAACAGAAGAAAATTGGTTTAAAGGTCAATCCTATCTTAAAAAAGATACAAATAGACCTGTTGAAAATCTTAAAGATACAAGTCGCATAGGAACTCACACCGATTATTATGGAAGTCTCAAAAATCAAGAAGAATTCCAAAATCCCAATGAAGATTATGGTAAAAATTCTGTCATCGTTTATAATACCAATAAACATGAATTATCTAAACAAGAAGTTCCTATTGCTAATTTAACCACAACTTTAAAAGCATTCGTAGCACCTATCACAGATGCTCTTAAAATATCTCTTAAAGAATTCTTTATTAATCCTGAAAGAGAATTCGGTTATTTATCTCCTCAACAACCTGATAAAGCAACCACATATGACCCAATTAATCATATTATGAAAACAACTATTAAAGAAACTACTATTGATGATAATAATTCAGGTATATTAACTGGTAATAAAGAAACTTATTCAGCTTTATATGATAATGCTAAAACAACTGTTAAAGAAACTACTATCGATGACGATAATTCAGGCAATTTATCTGGTAATAAAGAAACTTATTCTGCTCTATATGATGATGCTAAAAAAACTACAAAAGAAACATTCTTATTTGAAAGTGAAAAAACTAATTTAACTGGCAATAAAGAAACTTATTCTGCTTTATATGATGATGCTAAAACAACTGTTAAAGAAACTACTATCGATGACGATAATTTAGGAAATTTATCTGGTAATAAAGAAACCTATTCTGCTCTATATGATGATGCTAAAACAACTGTTAAAGAAACTACTATCGATGACGATAATTTAGGAAATTTATCTGGTAATAAAGAAACTTATTCAGCTTTATATGATAGTCCAAAAACAACAATAAAAGAAACTAATATTCATGACGATTATTCAGGAAATATTAAAGGTAATTTCGGAACTTATCTTAAAAATAATGATAAAACTAAAACAACTCTTAAACAAACAATTCCTAAACAAGATACATCAAGAAATATTAAAAATGTTATTTATAAAAGTACTTATGTATATGACCCCTCAATAGTTGCTAAAACTACTCTTAAAGAAACTACTATTAATAATCCAATCAATTCTTACGGATTTATTGGAGGATTTTTAAATAAAATTATTGGAGGTTATATTATTAAAAATGATAATGCTAAAAATACACAAAGACAATTTTCACATATCGAATATGATGGTTCTCTTAAATCTGCCGTTACATTTGTACCTATGGATAGAGAAGCAGATATGAATGCTGAAATCGATGGAACCCGTGAAATGATATTAATAAATGCCGGACATACTCCAAATGGTGCTGGTAATTTCACTAGTATTGATAAAAAAGATGTTAATTTAAGTAATAAAAAACAATTAGATTTATATGAAGAACAATTACCATCAACTAATGCTAATAAAGTTTATCAAATAGCACCTTTAAATATAAATGAAGAAGCAATTACAAAAATACCAATACAAGATAATGCTTATAAATCTCGTCTTGATAGTTCCGTATTATCTTCATTAATTGAAAATGAAGATGTTATAAAAATAAATCCAATTATATAAAAATAAAAATGATTTTTTTAATTATATAAATATTTAAATGAGTTTAAATAAACCTATTTATAAATTACGTGATTGGATTGATAAAGAAACAATTTTATCTTATAAAACTTTATCTAAAAATAAAAATGCCATTCAATTATTAAAAGAAAATCCTGAAAATATTGATTGGTTTTATTTATCTGGAAATCCTAATGCCATTAAATTATTAAAAGAAAATCCTAATAATATTTATTGGAATATTATTTCTTCTAATACTAATGCTTACGAATTATTAAAAAATAATATTCATAAAATTAATTGGTCTGGTTTATCATTAAATTATAATCAAGATAATTATAATTTATTATTAAAATATTATGATAAAATTAATTGGTGTTCTATTTCAGAAAATCCATATGCTATTGATTTAATCGAAAATAATACAAATAAAAATTATGATTATTGGTTTTATTTATCAAGAAATACTAATCCAAAAGCTATCCAAATATTAAATAAAAATATAGAAAATATTAATTGGGTAAATTTATCAAAAAATTCTTGTCCCGAAGCAATGAATATTTTATATAAAAATCAAGATAAAATCGTTTGGAAACATTTATCCGCTAATCCTAATGCCATTAAATTACTCGAAAATAATATTCATAAAATTGATTGGTATCATTTATCATCAAATCCTAACGCCATTCATTTATTAAAAAATAATCTTGATAAAATATCTTGGTATAATTTATCTTCTAATCCTAATGCTATTGATATTCTTAAAGATAATCAAGAATATATAAATTGGTCTTCATTTTCAATTAATCCATCTATATTTGAATATGATTATCAAACTATGAAAAAAAATAATGAAAATATGTATGAAGATTTAATTAAAGAAGTTATGAAACCTTCAAGAATATTTAAAAATATTTCAAATAATTATGATTATTTAGAAATAATGTTTGATGATTAATTTATAAATATATTATAATTAAATGATAATAATTCCCAATTAATCTTTTCCTTATTTTTTTCAAGTAATTCAATCGCACTAGGATTTAATGACAAATTATCCCAATTTATTTTATCTATATTTTCTTTTAATAAATTAATAGCATTAGGATTTAATGATAAATTACTATAATTAATTTTTTCCTTATTTTTTTCAAGTAATTTAATCGCATTAGGATTTAATGACAATTTATCCCAATTTATTTTATCTATATTTTCTTTTAATAAATGAATGGCATTTGGATTTAATGACAAATTATTCCAATTAATTTTATCTATATTTTCTCTCAATAATTCAATCGCATTTGGATTTAATGATAAACTATTCCAATCTATCTTATCTTTATATAAATTTAATATATATATTACAGATGGATTTAATGATAAATCATACCAATTTAAATAATTAATTATATTTTTATTATGAAATATTAAATTTATAATATTAGAATTTCTCGATATATTTCTTAGATTTATTTTTTCAGGATATTTTTCAAGTAATTCAATCGCATTTGGATTAGTTGATAAATTATGCCAACATATTTTATTAATATTATTTTTTAATAAATGAATAGCATTTGGATTTAATGATAACGCATCCCAATTAATTAATTCCTTATTTTTTTCAAGAAATTTAATAGAATTATTATTTACTGATAAATTATATAAATCCAATTTATCAATATTTATCCATTCTCTTAAAGACATTTAAATAAAAAAATTTTTTTTTAAACAATCATTTTTTAAATTATTATTGCTAAAAATAATAATAGTAAATATAATATCATAAATATTGATGGATCTAAATATTTAATATGAATTAAATTTAAACTATCCATCATTAAATCATTCGTCTCATCTATTATAGAATTTATAACCTCTTCTCTATTTTTAAATAACCATTTACATATCCTCTTTTTAAAATAAAATGGTTTTTTTTCCAATAATCTTTTATCCCTTTTAAGTGTCGTTGTACTTTTTGTTATTAAATATACAGCAATACTCGCTGATGCTGGTTCAATCATTTTTATATATATCATTCTTGATTTATATATAAAATAAAAATAAATTTAAATCATTTTTTTCTATTCTTTTATTAAAATGTCGATAAATTGTATTTTTAATAAAGCACACGAAGAAGACGTTTTAAGATGTGATATTGCTATTATTTATTTTTCGGCAAAATGGTGCGAACCTTGTAAATCATTTACTCCAGTATATTCACATATTGCCGATCAATATAAAAATTTAAAATTTTTTAAAGTTGATATAGATGAATGTGATGATTTCACAGATAGATTTAATATAAGATCAGTTCCTACAATTATAATTTTACAAAATGGAGAAAAAATAAATGAAGTCGTAGGTGTAAATGAAAATAAATTATTAACTATTCTTCAAGCATTATAAAAATCACCTATATAAAAATTAGAAATTATAATATCTATTAAACTATCTTTATCAGGTCTTTCTTGTAATAATCTAGTAAATAAATGATTAATTATATATGGATATAATAATGATATTTTTCTTAATCCATATTCATATATCCATGTATTTTTACAATTTCCCTTTGTAGTTTTATTAATTCATATTAAATGTTTTAATTTATCCTTATCTTCTTTATGACAAATTTTATATTGTATTGCTTCTCTATTTTCACCAAATTCATTTATTGCTCCTGAATGAATTATATCACAATTAAATATAATTGTTGTTCCTTCTCTACCATTTATTATTAATGGTCTCTCAAATAAAAAAGGAGTTGTTTTATGACTAGCAGGACAAATTGCTAATAAATTTCCATTATTTTTATATGTAATACAAGTATATACTGGATATTTTGTTTTAAATATAGATTGTGATGAAGTTACATCACGATGAAATGTAGATACAGCACATCCCTTTACTTTAAATTTATAATCTATAAATTCATAATTTTCAGGTAATTCATTTAATATAGATGGTTTATGAAAATCTCTCAAAACTTTATAACCATCATCTTCTAATGTTCTCATAAATTTATAATAATCAATGGTTTCATATAAATAAATTAGAAGAAATAATAAAATGAATATTATATATATGAATAATAAGAATAATAAATAATTTTTATTTATCATTAAGAATATTTAAATCATATTTTCTTAAATCATCAAATATTAAATTTGTATTATTTTTATAATAATATTTTTTAAAAATTAATAAATATTTATATAAAAAATTAAACGCATTTATGGTGTCTGTAAGTTGTTTCTATATTCATTATAACAAAGAACCACTTAATTTCATATTTATTAAATATGATAAATTTATTAAAATTTTATTAAATAATAAATCTATCATATTAAGTATTGATGAATTGATATCATATCGAGAATTATTTAATATATATATAATTTCACTATTATTAACAGAAGATACATCAAAAATTAATAGTGAAATTATAGATAAAAAAAGATATTATGGAGTATCTACCATTAAATATTGGAAAAATATTCAATTAACATCATCTTATACTACAATATTTCTTGAAAGATATTCTCATAAAAATCCTTTAAATACTCTTGAACCAAAAAGATCAACTAGTTTTAAAAAAATAAATAAATTTATGAAAATATTCTATGTATATTATGATTATGATTATATCATAAATCCAATTGAATTAATTAATGAATATTATTTCAAAGAAACAGAATATTTCAATAAATATATTGAATATTACAAATCGAAATAATATTTATATAATTCTTTTGGTTTTTTAATATTAATATCATAAATATTTAAATCATCATTTCTATATTTAATTTCTAAATAATTTACAATATTTAACATATTAAAAGGACAATGAAAAGGCCCGCTAATAATATGTGCTAATACAACTGGGATTTTTTCCCCAATTAACATCTTATTTATAATTTTTCTATTATTTTCATTATATCTAATTACATCAGCATTATATGTTTTATATAATCCATATAATCCATTAAATCCAGCAGAAAAAAATATATATTTATAAAATATCATTATTTATATAAATATAAATAAATCTTAAATGATTTTATAAACTAATATCAAAAAAATCCCTCTCCATTTCCACAGAAATTTCTTTTATATTCATTTTTGTCTGTTTATTATAAAATTCTATAATATCCTTTTCTTCTACATGTTTAAATTTATCATTAATTTTTTTTCTCATAAACCAATTATTTTTACCCCTTTTAATTAATTTAAATATTCTTGCCGTTTTATCAACTTCTATTATAATCCCCTTTGATGTTTGTTTATATCCTATAATTCCTATTTCTCCTTTATGTTCTTTTAAATGACATTCTTCACAAACATTAACTAAATTATGAGGAGTATTTTTATCAAAATTACTGAATTTTCCATTTTCATCCGCATTTATTTGATAATTAATATGATGTGTTTCTTTCGCTGGTCTCTCATTACATATCTGACATTTATCCATAAATATAGATGATTTATAATTTGATTTCTTAATATTCATTAAATTTATATCTAAACCCATTATCTCCTTTCTAACTATTTCAGCATTTTTCATAAAATCATTTGGCATATCTAATGAACCACATACATCAATACCATAAATATTTGAACCTTGACCTTCTCTTAATTTCCTCTCATATATAATTTTATCATCTATAATTTCAATATGAATATGAAAAATTCTTAAATTCTTATCTTTAATTATTGATATCGTCGGCAAATCATGTAAATGACTTGTGAAAATAAATGATGATTTTTTTTTTATTAATTCATTTATTGCCGATGATACAATTGCTATTGCTGATGTTATTTCTGTTCCACAACATATTTCATCACCTATTACTAAACTATTTTCATCAGATCTTTGAAGAATATTCCTCAATTCTGTCATTTCAACAACAAAACTACTCATACCTCTATATATATCATCATTACCACATATTCTCGTGAAAATATGATTATATGGACTATATTCAAATAATGTCGCCGGTACATACATTCCAGATTGAGACATAATAATTGATAATCCAACTGCTTTCATTAATGAACTTTTACCAGATGAATTAATACCATATAATAAAATTCCATCTTGATTTAAATAAATATCATTTCCTATATATTCGACATTTGTTATAAGTCTTTCAATAATAGGATGACGAAGATTTTCAGTATTTATATATGAACCTTTATTATCTTTAATAATTGGACGATAATAACAATATTCAAAAGCATTTTTAGCATTACACGAATTAATATCTAATTCTGTTAATTCTTCAATTATATTTGTTAATAATTTAATTTGATTATTAGAAATATTAGATAAATATTTTTGATATTCTAATATAGTTTTTTTACTTATTTCTTCTTGTCTTCTCTCAATTATCGTCGATGCTTCATTAATATCTATTGATGTCAATTTATAACTATTATTATTTGTCGTTAATCTTTTATCAAATTTACTCATATAATTTTTATCTTTTTTTAAAGCTGTCTCAAATCTTTTCTTTGTAATAGATATATAATAACCATCCTTATCATTATATTCTAATTTACAACTTGTATCATCTATTTCAGATATTTTATTCACAATTATTTCCAATTTATTTAATTGATTTTTATAATCTTCCATTAATTCATCCAATTCTTTAATATAACCTTCCTTAAATATATTTGTTTTAATATCATTAAAATTATATTTAGAACATTCGTCCAAATTTAAATGTGAAAATGAATTAATTAATTCTAATGTATCATTTGGAATATTAATAATTTCAAATGCTTCTATCGCATATTCTAATGAATTAATAAATCCATTCCATTCACAAGGATTAATTTTTTTTAATAATATTTTTCTCTTAATTCTTTCTAAATCATTTATATTATTTAATTTCTTTATTATTAACTTAAATTTATTATCTTTTAATAATTCTTCTATTTTCTCATATCTTCTATTTAATTCATCCTTATCATTTATTGGATTTAATAAACGTTCTTTAAATCCTCTTGAACCAAAAGCAGTTGATGTTCTATTTAAAATTTCCATTAAAGTTTTTTCATTTGAATTATAACTAATTAAATTTAATTGAATTGCTGAATTATATTCTAATAATAATTTATTAGATTTCTCTAATATTTCAGGAATATCTAATTCTTTTATAATATCAGCATTATGTTCATATGCGAATTGAAGAAGAGAACAAAAACTTAAAATTCCTATTGTCATTTTCTCTAAATTTAAAAATTCAATTATTGATAACATCGATGTATTATTAAATGCCTTCTCTAATATCTTTTTCTGATAATCTATCTTTTTCATAAATTTTAATAATTCATATTTTTCATATTTTCTATGAATTAAACAATTAATATTTATTATATCATTTATTTTCTTCTTATATTCTTCACTTATTTCATCACTTATTATCAATATTTCCGTCGGATTATATACTGATAATATTCTATAACATTCATCTAATGTTAATTGTGGATCTTTTTTACTTGAACCATTTTCATATACAAATGATTTCCCTGTTGTTAAATCTACTCCACTAATACCAACATTTAAATATCCATTTATTTCTTCGAAAAAATATACAAGTATATAATTTCCATTTCTTATATTATTATTTATATTCGTTGATGGACTTATTATTTCTGTTATTTTTCTTTGTGGATTTGGTGGTGGTGTTATTTGTTCTATTAATACTATCGTAAATTGATGATTTAATAAAATTTGTATGAATTTTTGTACGGCATATAATGGAAATCCCGCCATTAATGGATTATTTTTACCAACTTCTTTAATTGCCTTATTTTTTCTCGATATTTGAATATTACATATATCTCCTATCTTATTCATAAAAGAACAATTCTCATTTATAGAATATAATTCAAAAAAAGAACCTACTTGAATTAAAATTATTGTTTTATCTCCATATTTATTACGATATTCAATCTCATAATTAATATAATCGTCAATAATCATAAAACATTTATTTATTTATAATAAATCCTTAAATAAAAAAAATTTAATTTTCCAATTCTCCTATCAACTGATTAATATTCGCCGGATTGAAATAATGATATGGACTTTGCGACGACAATTTATAATTATTTGACATCCTTTGAAATTGTACGAGAATGGCAAGATAATGATATGCGTCGTTTTCATCTTCAAATGATGAAATAATATCACTAATATATCCATCATATTTCGAATAGAAGAAATTAACCATTTGATTACAATCTTTATTGATTTGTGAAGAAATATTTGAATTATTCTTCACAATTTTCCTGATGTAAATATCAAACAACTCACACGCATCCTCATAATTATTAAATTGAGGATAAACAACGATGATTTGTAAAATATATACGATACACGAATTGAAATACGATTGATGTTTGTTGTAAGATTGAAGCATCTTCACTTGATATTATTAAATAATATGTAATATCATTATTTTATTTATTTCTTATGATTTTAATACAAATATTATCTATTTTGAAGTTATAGAACTTAAAGAACTTACAGAAGTATTATCATCATAATTATCAAATGGTTCGAAACCTACATCAAAATTATCATTTATTTTTGATAAAATTTTTGGATCTATATCATTATTCGTAATTTTTATTTCTTCCCCACCAACTTTTTTAATTTCAACTACTTTTTTAATATTATCAAAAAATTTCCATTTAGATACATTTAAATAATAACATGAAATAGTTATAACTATATATAAAATTATTATTAATAATAAATTATTCATATTAAATAATGAATATGGTTCTATATAATAATTATCACCATTTTCCTCAATATATTTATTAATCTTATTATATTCATATAATTGCATTATACTAAAAATAATTATAGTAATTATTAGCGAAATTAAATAATATTCCATTATCTATTAATTTCATAATAATTAATTCAATAGTTATTAACGCATCATATATATAAATAAATATTTATTATTATAAATAAGAATGAAATTAGAATTAAAGAAATTTAATCCACAAGAAATGAAACAAGATTCAATAATTGTCTTTATTGGTAAAAGAAGGAGTGGAAAAAGTTTTTGTATGAAAGATATACTAGAATTTCATAAGGGGATTCCCATCGCTGTCGTAATATCACCGACCGAGGTATCAAATGAGTTTTTTCAAAAATTTATACCAAATATATTAATATATGATGAATATAAACCTGAAATAATTCAAAAATTTTTAGATAGACAAATTAAAGTAACTAAACAAAGAAATGATGAAATAAAAAAATATGGAAGAAGTGATATAGATCCACGTGCTATTATTATTCTTGATGATTGCTTATATGATACAACTTGGCAGAGAGATAAAAATATTCGTAGTATTATGATGAATGGGCGACATTATTCTATTTTAACTATTATTACATCACAAGCACCATTAGGACTTAATCCAACTTTAAGAAGTCAAATAGATTATGTTTTCATTTTTAAAAATAATGTATTAAAAGAAAGAGAGAAAATTTATAATCATTATGCTGGAATTTGTAATTCATTTGAAGTTTTTAATAAAATTATGGATAATACAACAGCAAATTTTGAAGTAATGGTTATAGATAATACAACACAAGAAAATACTATTACAGAGCAAATAAAATGGTATAAAGCAGTTGATAAAACTTTTAAAATGTGTTCTCCTGAATTATGGAATTTATGTGCTTTGGAAGAACAAAGTCAAAAAGATAAATTATTTTATGAAAATGAAGAAGATGAAGCAGAATTTGATCCAAATATGTTTATTAAAAATAATAATAAAATTAAATTAAATATTAAGAAGAAAATTTAAATATAATCTTTATATTCTATAAGAAAATTAGTCATTTCTATTTGTTCTTTATTTTTATTGGTAATATACCATTTATATAATATTTTTGAATTTGTATCATTATCATTAAATTTAGGTAATCTATTATTTGTTTTAATATAATCTTTTAATAAAGTTAATTTATAATTCCATTTTTCTTCATAATTCATAAATAATATATAATGTTTCTTTTTAAAATTTTCCCATTCATTTCTTATTGTTTCATTTTTCATTATTTCAAATACTTTTTTATAATTTTTATTTTGCATTGTAATCCAATTACCTATTATGGCATCTTCTTTATTTTTCATTTTTTCATTAGGTCTTTTACCATTTTTTAATATATATTCATCTGCTTTTTTTAAATTCTCATACCAATTTTTAAAATTATCTTTGAATAAATAATTATATTTATTTATAAATTCTTCCCATATATTTTTAATTTTTTCATTTTTCATAATATTCTTATTATTTTTATAAGATTGATTATTATAACATCTCCAAATTGATAATGTTTTATTTTCTTCATTTTTATCTAAATTTGATGGAAATTTTTTATGTATTTTAACATAATTTTCAAGTAATTTAAATTTATTTATCCATATTTCTTCATAATCTTTCAATAAATAACAATATTTTTCTATAAAATCTTCCCAAATCTTCTTTATTTCTTCATTTTTCATAATATGATAATTATTTTTATAATTATCTCTTTGAGTTGAAAACCAATCATATTCAATATTAGTAGGAAATCTATCATTCTTCTCTACAAATTCTTCTAATATTTTAAATTTTTTTAACCACATTTTAACATTATCTAAAAATAAATCTGGATATCTATTCATAAATTCCTCCCATAATTTCTTATGAATATCATTTAATTTATTTTTCTTATACATTGATTTTGTATATCTTATCCAAAGTATTAAAGATTTGTCATCTTTAATTGAAGGAAATTTACCATTTTCTTTCACATATTTTTCAATAATTTCCAATTTTTCTTCAAATGTATATTGAATATATTCTTTACAATTTATAATAACATTATATATCGTTTTAATATCATTTTTAATTAATTCTATATATTCTATTTCTTTTGAATTATAATAATTTATTTGATTTAATTTAATTTTATCTTTAAATAATAAATCATATTCCTTAAATATTGATAATATTTTTAATATTTCATCATATTCATCACACCATATAAATACATTAGCGATTTTATGAGGATTATTTATATCTTTTCTTGTTGCTCTACTAATTCTTTGAATTGTTGTAATTTTACTTTTAGGAGGATATGAAATATAAATACTATCACAACTTGGAATATCAATACATTCATTTAAAATTTTTATATTAAATAATAATTGAATTTTATCATTATTTTCTGAAAAATTTTTCAAGATTTCTTTTCTTTCTTTTTCACTATTATCACATGATATCGAATTTATTTCAATATCCAATATAAAGAATTCATTTAATATTTTCATACCATCTATTAAATCAATCATATCATTTGTATCTTTTGAATAAATTATAATTTTTCTTGAACCATTATTAAGAATACATGAATATAAATATTTACATCTATTTTTAATAGAATTATCAATTTCATATATAGATAATTCTCTATTTAATTCATCATTATTTTCACTTACAGAAGGCAACCATAATCTATAATCACAAATATAATTATTAGAAATTGCCTCATTAAATTTCATAGAATATACTATATTTCCTATAATATCATTAAAATCTTCTATTTCATCTTCTATATCATATATTCTTGGTGTAGCAGATACAAATAATATTTTATGATTTGAATATAATAATTTATACATATCATTAGTTTCATCTAATAAATTTGTTTTAGATATATTATGAAATTCATCTATTATAAATAATGAATTTTCAAATAATTCTAAACAATTACTAATTATATCAATAGATTTATATGTAGTTGATAATAAACATTTTTTATTATTCATTAGAAAATTTTTAATTTCTTCAATATTTCTTGTTCCATCTGTATCAATTAATATTGTCTTATTTTCATAACCATATTCAATAAATTTATTAAGATTTTGAAGAGCAAATTCTCTCAAAGGTGATATTAAAATTATCTTATCAAAATTATTAGAAATTTTATAACTTATATAAGTTTTTCCACAACCACAAGGAAGAGATAATATACCTCTATTATTTATATCATAATAATTATTAAAATTTTTAATTGCGTCTAATTGATATGAATAAGGAATAAATATATTTTTAGTTTTTTCTTTCTTATTTTTTATAATAGGTAAATGAACGAAATGAATAATTGCTTCTGTTTTATCTAATAATTCATCAGTATTTTCAATAAAACGAACTAAATTACTTAATTCACCTGTTTTTCTGATATTATTAGAAAGATTATTAGTATAATATATATAAGCATCTTTACGACTAAAAGAAGTTCTCATCATAATACCTGCTAAATCTTCAATACGAACACCATTTGAATATCCATTTTTTGCTTGAATTAATGAAATATTATTATCTTCAATTTGAATTAAATCAATTCCTATATCTTTATGATGATGAATATTACCTTCTTTAATATTTTTTCTAATAATTCTTAAATTATTATGAGAAGAAACTAAATTATTATCAATTAAAATATTTTCAGGACATTCATTCCATAAATAAACTTGTTTATTAAGTTTTATTCTAATAAATTGTTTAACATATTTTTCATAAATTAAACCTTTATTATTCATTAAAAATTTATAAAAAATATAAAATCAATTTTTAATTAAAAAAAATAAATTAAATTGAATGTAATGAAGAAAAAATTAAATTTTTGCCAGTTGTAAAATTATAAAATTTTTTAATTTTTTTAATTAAATTTTCAGATCTTCTATTTAATAAAATTTTACAAATATTTTTCATAATATCCTCAAAATTTGTATGATTTTCATATAATAATACAATAACTATTCTTAATATTTTTTCAGTTTCATCATCAGCATCAGTTGTAATTAAATTTTTTAAATTGTTATATGATCCAGAACATAATATTTTTTTAATTTTATTAATTAATATATCATTTATTTCATCAAAATCATCGTCTTTAATAGTATCTGTATTAGAAACATTATATAATAAATGTTTTATTTCATTAACATCTTTATCTAATTTTTCATGATAATCACCAAAATTCTTTAAAATAAAATTTTTATATTTCATATTTAAAATTTTATCATCTGTTTTACCAATTATTGTTAAATCATTTTTTAAATCAATATTTTTTTTATATTTTTCATATATATCAAATATATCAGTTTCTGTTATATTTGTTTCCAAACCTCTTATATTTTGTATTATTTTAAAATATACTTTTATTTTTGTATCTAATGTATTTAAAAATTCTATATCTGTTAAATCACCTATTATTGTTATTTTATATTTTTTTTCTATTTCATTTAGAGTATTTTTTAATTCTAGTTTTTCTTCTTCTGAAATTTGTTCTTCTTCTGAAATTTGTTCTTCTTCTAAAATTTGTTCTTCTTCTAAAAATTGTTCTTCTTTTAAAATTTGTTCTTCTTTTAAAATTTGTTCTTCTTTTAAAATTTGTTCTGTTATTGATTTATAATATTGTGATAAAAATGTTGCTTTATCATCTAATTTTTTTGTCGTATCCAAAGTTTTATTTATTATTTTATTTCCTAATCCTCCTTTTTTATAATCCATATTAATATATTATTATATAATAATATGAATATTTGTTCTAATAATAATATTGTTTTTATTTATATTGGTGGTGTTTCATCTAGTGATGAAGATTTTACTAAAAAATATACAAATAGAGATAAAGAATATATATTTGAAAGTGTTAGTTATAATTCATCAAAATTACCTGATTATGTTATAGATGATATATTAACTGGTAGAAGGGACGCATGGCGTTTAAGAGAAGGAACAGCATTAGAAGCAGATTCAGAAAGAAAAGCAATAAGATTAAATAAATTAATTAGTATTATTTCTTTTTATATGAGATATACATATAAAAAAATAGTTGTTATTGGTGTTTCACATGGTTCATTAATAGTTCATTCAGCAATTTTAAAAATTAAAGCAATATACGAACCTGTTGATGATTTAATGAATATATTTACAAACAGAATTATTGTTTTAACATTAGGTTCTCCTAAATATTTACCAAAAACATTATTAAAAAATAAAATTAGCGATGAAATGAAAATGTTATATGGAAATGTATATAATTTTTATAATGTTAGAGATACAATTTATAGTGTATTACATACAATAAGAAGAGCAGGTATTAATACTTTAAGTTATTTAACATTTCCTACATTAATTCAAGAAAAAAGATCTGATGATAATTATACTTCTATTTCAGATAGAGAAAAAATATTACTTGGACTTATACCTCGTGAATTTCCTAAATATAAATTTGATACAGAAAATCATATTTTTTTTGTTAAAAATACAGAAAATTTAAAATATATAAAAGAAACTCATCCTAATGATTATTTAATAAAAAATTTGAGTGAAAGTACATTGAGTATTATATTTTATCATTCAGTATTATTTCATTTTTTTCCTATATTTATAGATAATTTACATATTATTCATTATATGAGAAATATTACTTCATTAGATAGATCATCATTAGATGATGGTACGTTAAATACATATAATAGAAATAGTATTATACTTGATGCACCAATTCGTAATGATACTCAAACTCAAACAGGAGGAAAAAAAATTTTAAAAATTAAAAAAATATTAAAAATAAATCATTTAAAATCTAAATAATTATATTATTTCAAATTATCCAATAAATATCCAAATATCTTAAATGCTAAATCAAATGAAATTCTTTTTCTTTTATTTTCTCTATAATTTGTTAAAAATAACGAATTATATTTTTCTCTATTTATTTTCAAATATTCATTAAATATTTCTACTAATTTTTTTTGAATAGTTATATCAATCATTGGTATTATTATTATACTCGCATAACTTCTCATACTTAAATTTTCTGTATTATCTATAATAATTTCATTATCATCTACTATAATTGCTCCTAATTCATTTTTATCATCAATAGTTTTTAATAAGATATTTGATATTCCTTCTTTTGAATTTTTTGTTGCTCTTTTTATTTTATATTTAATTGATGATTTTATTTGTAAAATTTCTCCTCCAATTGTATAATTATTATCATTATTTAATAAAATTTCTATCAATTTTTTTGATGGATATATGTCAATTTTAATAATTTCTTCATTATTTTTCTTTAAATCAAATTAAATAACACAGACACTTGTTGAAGTATCATTAAAAACTTTTTCTTCAAAAATATTTATTAATTTTATTTGAAATTTTTCTAAAAATTGTTTTCTTAATTTAATATCATTACTTCTATAAGAACATAGAAAATTTATAGGAATTATAATAATTCCACCTTTACAATTAGAATTTATAAAAGATAAGATAAAACATTTATATAAATCATTTGTTTTATATATATCATAAATTTCTTTATCTTCATTTTTATTTCTAGCAATATATGGAGGATTTGTTAAAATAAATTTTCCATCATAATTTGGAGGATTTTTTAATGTATCTCTTTCAATTATATAAGAGTGTTTTGGTTCAATATCATAACATTCTAATATATATTCTTTTTGTAAGAATTTAAGTAAATCACCATTTCCACAGAAACTCTCTATAATTATATCAATATCATCGGGGATTTTCATATTACTTAATAAATATTTATAATTAGTTGTATAAAATTGACCTAATTTAGATTTCATTAATCTTTTATTTATTTTTTTATAATCATTTTTTAAATAATGGAAAAAATAGGAGAAATCATTAAAAATTTTATTGAAGATATTGAAATATTTGATAATAATTGGTATAATATTCATATAATAGTAGATAAAACAAAAGAAATACTTGAAAATGATTATGAAATTAAAGAAATGAATTGGAATAATTTTACAATTATTTATAAAAATAATGAATATTTTATAGAAAGAATAGCATTTCCAAATGGTTCATCAAAATATATAATTAAAAAATATATTTAAAGAGGTTTTTTTTATTTTAATTTAAATGTTAAATCAAGATAATTTAAGAGTTGGTGTTAAATGGTTGCCAGATGAAGATGAAACATTATTGGAAGAAATTAATGATAAAAAAACATTTGAAGAAATCGCATTAGCACATAAAAGAAATATAGGTGGTATTAAATCACGAATTATAAGTCATATAATTTATCCTAAATATAAAAATGAAAATAAAAATATTGATGAATTATCAAATGAATATAATATAGATAAGGAAATTATAAATAAATATATAAATAAAAAAGATAAAGAAATCAATAAAGAAGATATAAATATATTAAATAGAATTGAAAAAAAATTAGATAAATTATTATTATTATTTATTTAAACATAAATTTAAAAACTGTTTATATATAAATGTTGGATATTATTTTAACAGAAATAACAAAAAATAAATATGGTGTTGAAATAGGTGGATTATCTACAACAGCAGATATAATTTATAAAAATGCTTCAAATTTAGATAATATAGTTTTTTCTAAAAATACTGTATGGAGTAATCATACAGATATATATAATTTTTATCATAATAAATCAGGAAAAGTAATAATAAATGATGCTGTAAATATTACGAATGTTAATGATGAAACATATGATTTTTGTTTTTCATCACATACATTAGAACATATAGCAAATCCATTAAAAGCGATAAAAGAATGGTTAAGAATAATTAAAAAGGGAGGTTATATAATAATAATTGTACCTGAAAAAATGTTTTGTTTTGACCATAAAAGAGAATATTCATCATTTTCAACATTAATTAGACAATATGAAAATAATGTAGGTGAAGATGATTTATCAACACTTAGAGAAATATTAACACATCATGATTTAAGTAGAGATTTACCTGCTGGGAATTTTATACAATTTACAGTAAGAAGTTTAAATAATTATGAAAATAGATGTTTGCATCATTATGTATATAATGATGAATTATTAATGAATATATGTGATTATTTTAATTGTAAATTTATTTATAAAGATTTAAATGACATTAATAGATTTTTTATAATGAGAAAAAATTAAAAAATATATATGAGTTCAATTGAAAATAGAACAAGAATAAATACTAAAAAAAAATCTATTAAAAAATAGATAAGAGATTTTTTAATATTTAAATGAAGAAATATAAAGAAATCATTATAATTGGTGGAGGTGTTGCTGGTTTAGCATTCGCAAATGAAGCAATTAAAAAATATCCAGAAGCAAATATAAAGATTTTTGAAAAAGATAAGACTTTAGGAGGATGTCATAAAGTAGATAGAAAGAAATTTAATGAAGAATATTATTTTTGCGAACATGCTCCTAGAATTTATATAAATAATTATATAAATTTTATTAATTTGCTTAAATCAATGAAATTAGATTTTTATAAATTATTTGGAAAATATAAATATAATTTTTTTGATATTTCTAATAAAACTATTTTTGAAGATAAAGCATTTTCATTTTATGAAATTCTTATAATGACACGAGATTTATTATTTACTATATTCTATTATGATTATGGTATAAATATTAGTATGAAAAATTATATGATTTATAATGAATTTTCAGAAAAAGCAATGAAAATAGTTGATGTTTTTTGTCGTAGTTTTGATGGAGGTGATAGTTCTAAAATTTCTTTAAATCAATATATATCTGTAATTATTCAATCTCTTTTTTATAATATTTATATTCCTAAAATTCCAAATGACGAAGGATTATTTAAATATTGGTATGATTATTTAAAAGCAAATAAAGTTGAAATAAATCTTAATAATGGAGTTAAAGAATTATTAATTGAAGATAATAAAATAAAATCAATTGTATTAGAAAATAATGAAGAAATTGATGGAGATTTATTTATTTTTGCTATGCCTCCATCAAATTTCTTACAAATTATTAAAAATAAAGATGATACAAAAGATGCTTTTGGCGATTTTAAGAAATTAGAAGATTTTACAAAAAAAACTAAATATAATGATTATATTTCTATGACTTTTTTCTGGGATTTTGATATGGATTTAAAAGATGATAAATTTAGTATAATGGATACTGAATGGAATTTATTAATAATGGTTATGAGTAATTATATGAAATTTAAAGAAAGTAAAGCTAAATGCGTTATTAGTTGTGCTATTGTTTTAACAGATGTTAAAAATTCATTATTAAATAAAACGGCAAATGAATGTGATGAAAATGAATTAATAGATAGTGTATATCATCAATTATTAACAATATTTAAAAATATACCACAACCAACACTTTATTTTATACATAATTATTATGATAAAGATTTAAAAAAATGGATATCAAATAATACAGCATTTATAAAAGTTCCTGAAATAGATTATATAGATTTTAAAAGTAAGAAATTTAAAAATTTATATAATTTAGGAACTCATAATGGAAAACATAAGAATTCTATAACATCATTAGAAAGTGCTATTAGTAATTCAATAAAATTATCAAATATAATTTTTGAAAAAAAAACAAGAATTAAGAGATGTTTTGATTTAAGAGATTTAACAATTATAATAATAGCAATTATAATTTTATTATTATTATTTATTACATACAGAACCTAATAATATCTTTTATTTTTAATTCTTTTTTCAAATTTAATATTTCTTCATCTTTTTCATTTAATCTTTCTTTAAGATTATCAATAACTTCTTTATTTTTTTCAAAATAATTAATTAATAAATTAAATTCTTTTATTCTAAAAGGTAATCTTTCATAATATTCTTCTCTAACTTCAATACTTATTTTATAATTTGATGTATTATTAAAAATAATATCATTTAAATATTCTTTGCGATTTTCACATTTTTTTAATTCATCTTGTAAATATTCAAGCATATTTTATTATAAAAAAAATAAATTATTATATAAAAGTTTGAGGATATATTGATACAATTTCTATATATTTATAATTATATAAATATATTTCGTGTTCTGTATTTTGATACATCGAATTAATTTTATTTTTATTATAAATTAATGTTTCATTTATAATAAATTTATAAATAGGATTTAAATTATAATTTATTTCAGGATTTTCATTAAAATATGCGAATGATACAATTAAATTATCATAATCAATATTTAATAATTCTTCAAAATATTTAAGATAATTTTCATTTATATTTTCCATTATTTTTTTATAATTATCATTTACTAATTTTGAATGATAAATATAATGTATATAAGTTCCATAATTTTCTCTATATAATCCTTTAATATTTTTTAAATAATTTAATGCTTTTGTTCTTAAAAAATTATTAATTCTATTTTTATTTAATTCATTTTCTTTCTTTAAATCCAATTGAATTTTATAAGTATTATTTAATTTTTTCTTTATTAATTCATTTTCTTTCTTTAAATCCAATTGAATTTTTAAAGTATTATTTAATATTTTCCTCAATAAATCATTATCATTCTTTAAATCCAATTGAGTTTCAGGAAGTTTATAATTATCTATAATAAAATCGCCCATAGTTTCAGTATAATTATAAAGATTTGAAATATCATTTTGAATTTCATTTATTTTTCTACGAGTATTTGAATTTGTTGAATTATTTGAAATATAAATGTAAAATATCGATAATATAAATAAAATAATTATAAATCCAATAAATAAATTTATAATTATTTTCTTTTTATTTAATGATTTTTTATCCATATTCGTATAAATCATTTTTAATAAAATTTAAAATATATTTTCTTCATTTTTTAATAAAATTACATTTAAAAATAAACAAATTATAAATATGTAAAATAAATATGAATGAAGATACGATAAATATTAATTCAACAGTTATTAATAATCCTATAATTGAAAATAATTCAATAAATAATATTTCTGAAAATAATAATTCAACAATTGAAAATAATTCAATAAATAATAATTCAACAATTGAGAATAATCATATAATTGAAAATAATTCAATAAATAATAATCAAATAAATAATATTTCTGAAAATAATAATTCAACATTTATTAATAATCCTATATTTGATAATAATTCTACAAATAATATTTCTGAAAATAATAATTCAACAATTATTAATAATCCTATAATTGAAAATAATTCAATAAATAATATTTCTGAAAATATTAATTCAACAATTATTAATAATCCTATAATTGAAAATAATTCAATAAATAATATTTCTGAAAATATTAATTCAACAATTGAAAATAATTCAATAAATAATAATCAATTAAATAATATTTCTGAAAATAATAATTCAACAATTGAAAATAATTCAATAAATAATAATTCAACAATTGAGAATAATCCTATAATTGAAAATAATTCAACAAATGATAATATTTCTAAAAATATTAATTCGACAATTGATAATAATTCGATAAATAATAATCAATTAAATAATATTTCTGAAAATATTAATTCAACAATTATTAATAATCCTATAATTGAAAATAATTCAACAAATAATATTTCTGAAAATAATAATTCAACAATTATTAATAATTCTATAATTGAAAATAATTCAATAAATAATATTTCTGAAAATAATAATTCAACAATTGAGAATAATCCTATAATTGAAAATAATTCAATAAATAATAATCAAATAAATAATATTTCTGAAAATAATAATTCAACATTTATTAATAATCCTATAAATAATAATCAATTAAATAATATTTTTGAAAATAATAATTCAACAATTATTAATAATCCTATAATTGATAATAATTTAATAAATAATAATAATCCTATAATTGATAACAATTCAATAAATAATAATTCTACAAATAATAATTTAATAAATAATAATTCAATAAATAATAATAATTCTACAAATAATAATCAAATAAATAATAATTCTACAAATAATAATTTAATAAATAATAATTCAATAAATAATAATAATTCTACAAATAATAATCAAATAAATAATAATTCTACAAATAACAATTCAATAAATAATAATAATTCTACAAATAATAATTTAATAAATAATAATCCTATAATTGATAATAAATTAATAAATAACAATTCAATAAATAATAATAATTCTACAAATAATAATTTAATAAATAATAATTTAATAAATAATAATCCTATAATTGATAATAAATTAATAAATAACAATTCAATAAATAATAATAATTCTACAAATAATAATTTAATAAATAATAATTTAATAAATAATAATCCTATA